ATGAAAAAGAAAAACTTTGAAATTAAAAAAAAGCACCATTACGTATGGGCGCAATACTTGAAGCAGTGGGCGACAGAAAATAACATATGGTATGTGAGCAGCAAAAACAACATCTCTAACGATAGCGTTTACGGTCTTTCACAGCAGAAAGAATTCTATAAGATGAACGCACTAGACTCCGACGATATAGCATTCATTAAAATGTTTCCAGAAACAGATTCCCCAACAGTGAGAAAATTTCACGACTTACAACTCCAACATTTCATACTTGCATCCAGCATGATCAATACCCCATTAAAACTAGTTAACATCGAGGACCATCAGGAAGTTATTCAAATATCCAAATGGGCAGAAAACAACTCACTAGAAAACACCCATACGATAATTGAGTCGCTAGCCCGACCAATCTTGAATGACCTTTGGAGCGGAAACCCAGGAATTCTAAACAACAAACACAACATGGTAAACTTCTGCAACTACATAGCACAGCAACTAGCAAGAACCAACAAACTTAAAACAGCGATAATGGAAAGCTTAAAAAACCAAATCACTGTTAGTCGAGACGTAGAAAAAACCAATCAGCTATTTGAGAAAAACTGGTGGTTTATCAGCTATAAAATGGGAATAAATTTCGGTCACGGGCTAGTGCAAAACCTTGACAAGGACACACACACCTTTATAAAAAACAACACATGCATCGACTTCATCACAACAGATGTGCCTATCATCAATATACATGAGTCAGCGTTAACCGGATCAACGGAAACGGAGATAAAAAACTTAGACCTTTACTACCCTTTATCCCCCAAATACGCATACATTATAAGCGACTCAAAATCTTACGAGCACCTCCAAAACTCTATAGATGAAGAATCTGTGAAACGACTAAACTTGCTCATGGCGAGCAAAGCTCATAAAAATATTTACGGCAGTTCAAAATCCGCACTAACAAACTTAAAAAACAAATACCAGTGATCATGCGGTAATTTTTTTAAGAACAACATACATACCTAACGCTTTCGAAGCACTAGAGGAAAAAAACGATGCATCGCTTTGACTGGGTGCTGCCGTAGGAAGATGCGTATGGGTAGATAACTTAATGTTCATCTGCTGCAATAAATCTACAAGTTCGCAAACCACCCTAAAAAGATTTGTGTCTTCAGACCCTATCCAGTTCAATGGAGAGGTAAAATGTTGACTAACTCCAGAAACACTTTCTCTCAACCCATCAATTCTCTCCTGCAAATCCCCACCGACTGTGAAGTTGTGCTTCCGCCCTACCACCAGGTTCAAATCCCGCCCGGTTGCCTGGTGCAGATCATCCACCGCAGCCAGGCTCGCAGATCCACCCGACAGCAGCTTGAGCGCTCCCAGCGCCTCGATCGTCTTGATTCCACCCACCGACTCAGTTGAATGGTCGTCTACGGTCCTGGTGTGGCTCTGGAACCTCTCGTTGTTGCCCATCGCCTCTACTTCCCGCTCGATCGCCTTGTCCAGGATCTTGCCGTCAGTCTGACGCAGCCAGTTGCCGTCAGCGTCGACCCGCTGCTGGCAAGCCTCGCTGTGCTGCCACACCTGATCCCCCTTCGGGACGCTAGGCATGCTCAGGCCGTGGGGCAGAATGGTTTGGATATAGGGTTTGTGCGGCAGGCCATAGGCGAAGCACACCACAACCTGGGTGCCCTCTTCGGGGAATGCATAGATGCCCATTTCCTCGCCACCGGTGGGCAGCGGCAAGGGCACGCCGGCCAGGATCGGCAGCTTGGTGTCTGGCTCGCCGTCAGGCCCCATGACCTCGATGTCGACCGCATAGCGCGGCCGGAAGTCATCACAGATGCCGGCGCCGGCCGGGGCATCGGCCACGGCGACAACCCGTGCAAAGCGTGGCAGGTGGTAACCGCCGGTAAGTTCGGGGAATTGTCGTTCTACGCTGCGGCGGATTGCGTCGTCCATCGGATAGCCATCTGGTTGTCGATGAGCGCCACACTGGTGATGCGCTCGCCGTGGTTGATTGTTGCACCTGGTCGCAACCCGGGGAGGGCCGCAATCATTGCGCTTTGATTGCCCTGGTAGTCGTCGAACAGTTCCACCGGCAGCTGCAACGGCGAGCGGACGCCAAAGAAGCTATCGGCCCAACTGCCCACGAACACTTCCCCGTCACCCTGCTGCTGCCAGATGAAGTCGGGGATGTTGAAAACCCGGGCCAGGCTGTCCATGGCTTGGTAGCCAGCGGCCAGGCTGTAGAAGAACGGCGCCTTAACGCCGGCGTAGGGCCGTTCCGGGACACGAAAGCGCAACCCGGTGTGCCGGCTGATCTCGACCAGGACAGCACGCAGGTCGACGTGGCGCAGATTCAGCGGCAGCGGGTTGGCCAGGATCGCCGCCAACTCGCGGCAGAACAGCACCTGCTGGGTGCTGCTGGCCGTGGTGGAGCGCTCGACGTAGCCAATAAAGTGTCGCTGCAGCGTATTGCCGTTGTAGCCGATATCGAGCGTTACCAGGCCCTTGACCGGCGCCGAGGCTTGAATGGTGAACGTCGCCCGGCCGGGGCTTTTCGCGTCCAGCCGCACTTCATTTTTGACCAGGACATAGGGCACGCCGTTGATGGCCAACTCCTTGTGCAGCCTCATGTGTTAGCCCCGCCCAGCCAGCCGTCCACCTTTTTCAGCGTGGCTTCAAAGCCGGTCAGTTCCTCCGGTCCGCTGCTGGAGTCGCCGCCGCTGCCACCCACTGCCCCGCCCGGGCCGGACTGCGCGGTGACCGCGTTACCCGACCGCCGGCCTTCGACTTTCTCCGGGTTCGACAGCTTTTCAGTCAGGGTGAACTGGATCAGCCAGCCACGCAGGTTGTCGTCTTCCCGGGCGCTCACGCCTTCGGTGAAGGTCACTTGGCGCATTCCGAACGCGGCGGCGGTGTCGTTGACGATGCGGTAGGTCTTGAGCTGGCCACCGCCCTCGGTCGCTTCCACGAGGCGCATCAAGTCACGCAGTTGCACCTGGTCAACGAAGGGAATCATCAGGCTGACCGTCAGGGTCTTGGGCTTGAAGCCCTTATGCCCCTTGTCGGTGTTGCTGGTTTGCCCTGATAGATCATCGCTTTCGATACGCAGATTGCCGGTGACCTTGAGATTCTTCCCGCGCACTTCTTGCCCGTCGAGTAGCAGCGTCATAGACCCACCAACTCACGAACGAAGCTCAAGCCCTTCTCAGACCCCACCAGCAGCGCGCCGGCACACAGCACCCATTCATGCCCTGGGGCATCGCCGGCCAGCAGCGCCTGGCGTAGTTCGGTGGCATTGCCAGGGCCGATCAGGCGGGCGCGCATGCTGCTGTCCGGGTTGCCATCGGCCAGCAGGGCTTTCAGGTCGGCCAGTTGCTGATCACGGCCTTTCTGTTGCGCAGCCTTGCGACTGGCCAGCGCGGCAAGGTCGGCCATGGGGGAGCTATCGGCCGCGTAGCTCTCCAGAACAGCCAACTGGCCGGCCATGGATTGCTGCGCGGCCTTGACCACGGTGCAGCGCTCCAGTGGCAGCGCCTGCCATCGGGGCAAGGTGCCGGCGGCTGGGATCTCCCACTTTTCCGTCTCCAGCTTCGACAGGTGCCGTGCGCGGCGTTCGGTTCGCACCAGGTCGGGCATCGGCAACAGGGCATTGAAGCGCGCCAGGCTGTTGGCCAATTGATCAAAGCGCGTGGCCAGGAACATCAGGCACAGGGCGAACTGGGGGCCGTCCGGTCGGCCGGTGTCGCTCACATCCACCAGTTTGCCGGCCAGCTGCTGTAGCAAGTTCGGGCCAGACAGAAACCGCTGGTATCCGCGCCCCTGGCCAATGCCACTTTGAAAAGGCGTCACCACCAGGCACGCCGGGGCCTCGCCCATTTGATCAGCGAGTGCGGCACGGCCTACGGCAATCGCGTCCTGGGCGGCCTCACCCACTGGCCCCGGGTTCGTTGTTGCCGAGCCAGCCAAGCCCGTCAAACGCTGCACAGTTTGCTGCAGCTCACCACCTGCCAATGACTGGGCCGCCACCATCTGGCTCATCCAGGACGTGGCTTGGTCCGGCCAGCGCATGGTTACCGAACTCCAGACCATCAGATGCTCACCTGCCCAGCAACTACCTGATTCAGACCTTTGCATGCTTGGTCTGCCACGGTTCGCGCCTGATCAATCTTGCCCTGGTCTACCAATGACCTGACCCGCTCTTTCGCGCCTAAACGTTGGTCACGAATTAGATAGAGCGCCTCGTCGTAGCGCGCAGACTCGCGCAGAATGTCGTCAGCAGCCTCTTGAGCCGTACGGCCACTGATAGCCCAAGAGGCGACCGCACGAGGCACATCATCGGCTGGATAACCGGCTTGCTTGAACGCTGCTGCCTCGGAGGCGGTGCGCTGATACTCGGCTGCACGCCACGAATCACCGATGCACTGTTGTCTGACGCTGTCGGCAGTGCTGTCAATTACCGCACAAAGACGCTCGGCGTACTTTTGGCGATATCCAGGAAAAGCCTTAGCCAGCTGTTCCTGAGTTGGCTCAGAGACAAGCAGCAGTTCCCCAGGACCTGCTTCGAATAATGAATCTACTGACCAGACGGCGCCGCTCTCATTTGCTGCGTACATAAACGCTCCTCAGATTTCATAACCGCAAACGTGCATACGACCTTCGGGGTTAACATTGTCGGGGCCGTACCAATAGATGGTTTGCACGTAGATGATCGGGACGTCCCAGTGACCCGCTGACAGATAACCTTCCACCGGGAGCTGCAGCGTTCCCGGGAGACCGACGCAACACGCGCCCATACCGTACGGATCTCCGGCGACACAACGCTCTGTAAAGAATGTTCCCCCGGTATTACTACCAACTATTCCCCGTGCCGATTTAGCGATCGGCGGAATCATGGCTGCCAGGGAAACCGCCGTGTAATTGGCTGGTGGGACCACGCCTGTAAAAACTAACTGCGGACGCAACGAGACCTTTTTTCCGACTTGATAGAAAGGAACGAGATTGCCGGAACCGTCATTACGCACGGCTCCGACCAATGCGCGGTATACGTCTTCGCTGACTCCTGCAGGAGCCGCATTACTTGTCGACATCAAGGCATAAGGCGCTGCATCGCCCTCAACGACCCAGATGTAGTACCAGGTGTTGGCGCGTCCAAATCCGGTATCAGCTCCCCCTGCTCCAGTAACCGACAGAATGGCTGAGACACCCACGTTTCTAATCAACTTGGGCATACCGACTGCGTTCTTAAGCAGTATTTCCCTGGCCGAAACCTCCACGTAGTTATTCACGGTGCGAACTACCAAGTCTTGGTTCAATTGCGTACCGGCAACAGTCTGCAACTTGAGGTTTTCCGAGTGGTAGACCAGGCCGCTGCCCCAATAGAGGTTTCGACTGGAGTCCATGGCCAGCCTCTCGGCCACAAGCCCGCCCCAGTGAAAAGCAATCGCTGGTGCGTAACTCAAATCAGTACTGCCCTTCTGCACAAGCTTCGCTTCACGAATTTCTAGCGCTGCGTGCTGGTATGTGGTGCCTTCAACAGGGGAAGTAAGGACTGGCCGCTGGTTGCTGGGAGTTCCGACTTTTAGCGCGTCAGTAATGCCGTAACCAGCAAGCGTTGTAGGGGTACCAGAGGTGATTTTGGAGAAATCAAGCTCGGGGATATCGCTTGCTTTCAACTGCTCACCAGCCGCCACCAAACCCTTGGCCGTGATATTGACTTTGGTGTACGTGCCGGCCTTGGCACCACTGTCGGCCAAGGTCAATTCGATGGACGCATCGGCCTGCCCATCAAATGAAGTGCTGCCCGTGGCTGCACCGGTTATCCCCAGCTTTCTCGCCGTCGCAAGGCGTGTCGCATTTCCAACGGTGGTCTCTCCGGTGACGATACGCGTGATCGACTCGGCAAGACTGGTGAAGGCTGAGTAGACCGCCCGGGACGTTGCGAGCACAAAACTGCTGTTCGTGCCTGGATTATCGCTCGTTGCGTTGGGTAGGTTTCCAAGCCCCACATCATCCTTGGTGGTAGCCCGGGCACGCAGGTGCGTGTAATCACCACTACGGGCTGCGAAATGCTCTACCAGGGGCGACTGGATGTCTTGGGTGGCGCGCCAATCGATCACCGTGTTGGAGTCTGATAGGTAAGCCAGTGGCACCCAGTAGTGCTGAATGCCATTGGCGTCAACGCTATCCGAACCTTGCCCACCAAACACCGGTTTCCAGCGGGCCACAACCGTGTTCAGCTCTCGATCAAGCGCAACATCCAAACCCACGGTAACGGGAAACATTGGCGGCGCGATCGTCTGTGCAGCGGATAGGAAAACGCGTATACCCTCCACATACGCGGTTCCCGCCTGTAGCTGATAGGTATTGCCCACTTTCTGCAGCTGCAGCGCACTGCCCAAGAAGCAGGCGCGACCAAAGATATCGCGGTTGCTCAGACGCTCGCGCTCATCGATCCCATGTAGGCGCACAGTAAAATCGTGCTGCCAGGTGGTGGCATCAATGGTGATGCCAGTCAAAGCCTGGGCACCGTCGTACACCACCAGGAAGTTACGCGTCAGGTTGTTGCCCACCTGATTCGGTGGAATGTTGCGGCGCTTCTGCTGCAGCGGAACATAAGACACGGCGAACAACACGCCCTCGGCTGACTCCAAGCCGATCCAGTTGAAATCCCAATCACCGATGTCAGAGGCGACCTGCAGGCTGTACACCACCTGGTTAGGATTTACATAGCCACGGTTGGCCGCTGGAATAGCTTCCGAATAGACGATCTGCGCCGCCGGCGGCTTAGGTGCGGCCCGATCAACCGGGCGAGTGGGATCGAGCCCGGGCACGTTCGCAAAGATGAAGCGCGATACGTCCAGGATCTTCTGTTCGCCTTGCTTCTGCGCAATCAGCTGTTCGCCGGCAAGCGTAATACTGGCCCCCATCGGGTGCTCTCCTACTACAGGGTTGCGACCAACGTTTGCTGGTCGTCATTGAAGTCCACCAGGGCGCAGCCCATGGTCACAGGGTTGATGGTGATGAAGTCATACCGGCGGCACGTACGGCCGTACTGCTGAATCAGCACACGTAACAGTTCAGGGTTCTGCGAAAGCTGCCCGTCCGAAAAGCGCAGCAGCACCACGTCCCATTCCCGATCGTGCTGACGTTCGTCGATCTCGACATAGCCCACGCCCAGGCGGATCAAAATTCGCTTAAGGCCTGCCGTGCTTCCGGCGTCCACCGCGTTGACAAAGGCGAACTTGACCCGCAAGCGATACAGGCTTTCGGGTTCGTCCTTGAAGCGGCTGATATCGCGTTGCCAGGCCAGCAGATCGAGGATCGTCAGGTGGCAGGTGTCTGCATCCATCTGCAGCAACGGCCATTGCAACCAGCCCTCGACTTTCTCCCACCAGGATTGGCTGGCTGCTTTGAGCTTGGCCAACTGCGGACCGTCGAGCCAGAACGGCAAATTGAGCTTGATCATGCGAACGTCACCTGCAGGCTGCTGATTCGCGGAATACTGAGTTCCGACACGATGTCGGCATTTTCAAAATGCAGTGATTCGATGCCCGCGAACTGTTGGTGAAGCTCCTCGCCCAACCGGCTGAATGAAAAGCGCGACTGCGGATAGGTCAGCGTCGGCTGGAAGTCGCCGGCGCCGCTCTCACGGAAGGCTGCACGGATAAATTGCCCCACCTCGGCCTGCAGCTTGGCGCGTTGCTCGGTGCCCAGGTGTGCCCGTGGCCAGAGGGTCACGCTCAATTCATGATGGGTTTCAGGCATGACCATCACCAGCAAGTCATCGCCGTGGCCATGGTTTCCCTGGTCGCGGATATGCGCGTTGATTTGCTCCAGGTACGTCGCTGCTGGCACGTCCGCATCAAACAGCACATAGGCATTCGCACTGCCTGGCCCACGAGGTGCACCGTGCAGAAAGTAAACGCCATCCGGCCGCACGCCGGGAAAGGCCGAAATCATCGCCCGGTACACCGCGTCGGTGTGCCACTGGTTGACCGCCGAGAACTGGTTGCGTACTCGCAAACGCAACTGATCGTCCGGTTCAGGATCTGCACCTGGTGCAATCAGCCAGCCGTCGGTATTCACTACCTGGACGATGCCCGCGATCGGTACCGGCAAGATGGCGTAGTACCCCGGCGCCAGGTTGTAGCCACTGCCCACGTCTTGCGCTTCCACCGGGATTTCCAGCTGCATCAGCCCATCGGCGAACGTCACCGCCTGGGTGGTGACCAACTGATAAATATGGCCGTTGATGGCGGCCGACTGCACCAGCACGCCGGCGGGCAATTCCAAGGCGCCGCCGGCAACATCGCGGGTGAACAGCAATACTCCTTTGGCTCTGGTCGCGCCCTTACGCTCAACGTTCACCGCCCAGGCCAGCATGTCCAGCCACTTGTCGCGGGCGGTTTTCACAAAGAAGTTGGGCAGGACAGTGTCGCTGATGAAGCCGATAAGCCACATGACCGGTTTGGTTACCAGCGCAGTGATCACGCGCCAGAACGGCGAATAAGCGCTGGTGTTGCTCATCTTGCTGCCCTGGGCAGCAACTTCCTTTTCCCAAGCCTGGCGCAACCCTTCCTCGGTCGTCGGAATGCCGGCGTCTGCGAGCGCTTGTTTGAAATCTACGTCGCTCACAAAACCACCTCGATATCGCCGAACTTCATCGTTTTCGCCGTGACCAGGTACTGGCCGGGGCGTACCTGACTTATCAGCGCCGTTCCCGGTACCAGGCGCTCGTCGGCCTCCACCAGCAGTTCCAGTTGCTGGATGCAATCGCGCTGGCGCAATTTGCTGCGTTCGGCCACCAGCGTGACCAACAGCCCGCTTTCACGAATCATGTGCGCAATATCCTGGGCGATACTGGCCCGATCCTCGATCAGCAGCGGCTGACGCGACAGGTCAAGCGACAGATCGTTGTCGACGATCAGCAGGTCGATGTACTCGCTCATCCGCCAACCGCCATGGCCAGCATGCCTTCCAGCTCCAACGGGTTCATTTGCTTGCCTGTGTGAATGTTGACGTTCTCCACATGGGTGCCCTTGTTTTGGGTTTGGTTATTGTTCTGGATGCTGGCCAGCAAGCCGCCCCGGGGTACGGCATCGGGGCGTTTGGGGGAGAAGCCCGACACTGCGCCATTGATGCGCTGCTGACTTTGCTGGGCCTGTTCGGTAGGTGGTGCAGCCATGACAAGGCTGGGCGGTTGACGCACCGTCGCCAGAGCGCCCAGCGTCGGCATCGCCGAGGTGGCCACCGGTGCAGCGGCCGCCATCATCAGCGGCGACGAGGCTGCATAGGCCGCTTGCGGAGCGGTGATGCTGGGTAATTCAGGTGGCGACGGCATGTCGCCGAATGTCGCCTCGATGTTCACGCCGGGGATCTTGTTCAACATCTCGATCAGGCCGTTGATCGCGCTTTTGAAGATGTTGACGATGCCGTCCCAGGCCGCAGTGGCCATAGCTGACCATCCGCCCATCGAGTCGAACCACTCGGACAACGCGGTCAGTTGGCCGCTGACCCACTGGAACGCCTCGCTGTTAAGCAGCGCGCTGGTCCACTGATCCCAATAGATGATCGCTGCCGCCACGGCCGCGACCAAGGCAACAATACCGATCACGATCCAGGTCACCGGGTTGGCCAGCAACGCGGTGTTGACCAACCATATAGCGCCCTGCCACAGCAGCATCGCGCCTTTGACCAGGCCCATCCAGGCCACCATCAGTACCAGGCCCGCCACAAAGCCGATCACCATAACGGTGTGGTACAGGAACATGGCAATACTGCGGTAGCCCGACCAGGTGAGAGCGTTCCACACCACAGTGGCCCCCAACCAAGCCATTTTCGACAGGCCCACTGTCAGAGTGAGTAACGACATGGCGGCGGTGACCGCCAGGAACGACAACGTGACAATCCCTAACAAGCGGGTGATGTTGGGGAACAGTTGGGTCCAACGAGTCAGTGTGCCGGCGATAGCCACCAGGCGATCCATCAGCGGCGCCAGGATCGGGATCAACGATTGGCCGAAGGCGATACGCAGCGCCTGCACAGCGGCGCCGAACTGCTGCCACGGGTCCACCATGGCCTTGGCCATACGCTCGGCGTTCTCCAGGCCGCGCACGTTGCCCAGTTGCTCCATGCCATTTTTCAAGCGGCTGGTGTCGCCCATCAGGGTGGTAATCAGGCGTGCCGCTTCGCCGCCGAAGGCATCGCGCAGCTTCTTGCCGTTGGCTTCAATCGTCAGATCCCCGAACTTGCCTTTGAGCTTGTCCAGGATGTCCATCATCGGTAGTAACTTGCCCTGCTGGTCGACAAAGGACATGCCCAGCTTTTCCGATGCGCCGCTGACGTTCTCAAAGAACGACTTGTAGAGGCCGCCGGCCTCCCCTCCGTCCATGGTGCTGCCCAACGTGCCCAGCACCGCCATTTGTTCGGCCAGGCTCACGCCGGCAGTGCTGGCCAAGCCGCCGGCGGCCTTGAAGGCCTCGCCAATCTGCTCGCCACTGGTGCGAAACAGCTGCACCGCCGTGGCCGTCTGGCCCGCTAGGGTTTCCACCCATTGGCCTTTGCCCATAGCATCAGCCTGGCCCTTGAACAGGTTGTACATGGTGCCGACGTAGGTGCCCATGGTGTCCGCGTCGGCCTTGGTGGCCTTCGCCAGCACGTCGCTGGCGTTCGTAAACGTCGCGAGCTGATTACCCACCAGCCCCTTAATCGCGCCTTCGATGTGATACGCCGAAGCGACAAAATCCCGGGCGTTCTCGCCATACGCCACGGAAAACTCCAGAGACTTGCGATTCAGCGCATTTAACGCATCCTCGGCCACGTTCAACGATCGGACCTCGCCCAGGGCGCGATTCATTTCCAGGGCTGGTTCCATGGATTGGGTGATACCGACATACGCGCCCGTAATGCCCGCCAGACCAAAACCCATCGTTTTGATGTGCTTTTCGCTCTGTTCAGCCAAGTCAGAAAAGCCCATTTTCACCTTGCCCAAAGGGGCGGTGACCTTGTCGGTCAGGCTCAAAATGAAGGCCAGGCGGGCGCTTTTGTCTGCCATCAGTGTTTATCCATTGAGTGCGTGGGCGATACCGTTGGCGATGGCGATTTCCATCCGGCGCCAATGCTCGTCCTCCAGCCACTTGGCCGTGCCCATCACCTCGGCGGTGGGCTCGGCACCAGGTAGCCAGCGACCGGCCAGGGCCACCAGTTGGCCAAGGCCGTTTTCGGTCAGTCGTTCGGCGTGATCGAGGGCTTTTTTACGGTAATTTCAACGTCCGGGCCGTACTCCTCGAGGAGCGCGCCGGCCAGTTGCATGACCAATACGGGATTGCCCAGCTGGGACTTGAGGGTGGCGCGTTGTTCCTGCTTAACCGTGGTCACCAGTAGGTTATTGGCCGGCGAGACCTTGTTGGTCTGCGTTACGGCGTTGAAGTATTTGGTCACGTCTTGCGGGGTAAGCTCGAAAGTGAATTCCTTGTCGCCAACTTCCAGGGTGATGTCGCGTTTATCAGTCATGGTGTTGCTCCGTTGAGGGGTTGAGTGTCGGTTGAGACTGGCGCGGGCATACCCGCAAGGCGTGATCTTGCAGACCCAAGATCATTTGTTTGCTCAGGGCGAGCTGGTCGACAAGGGTGAAATAATCCGGTCGAGCGTCTGCTGCGAGTTCGGCGGTGGCTGCATCAGCCACGCCGCCGGCGCCGGCACTGGCGGGCACTGCAGCGCTGCAGGTGGCGTTGACTGACAGCCGCTTACGGCCAGCAGCGACATCGAGGCGCAGAACATCGTTTTTAGTGCGTTCATCGTTCAATTCCTGGGTTCTTTGAAGGTCGATGGCATCACGCTCGGCCAGCATCTCGCCGCTGATACGCGCCGCTTCGCGCAGGCCGCTGGCTTCGAACAGCGCCGCGTCACGCTCACTACGGGCGATGTCGCGCTGGCCTTCCAGCAGGTCGAAGCCAAACCAGGCCACCAGACACACCACCAGGATGAAAATGCCTTCGCGCATCACAAGCCCGCCTCACACAACGCGGCTTCTGCCAGGCGGCGAGCATGTAGCCCTGGGACGAACACCTTCTCGCCTTGGGCGGTGGTGACGAAGGCCCATACCGGCGTCTTGCCGTCCGGTGCCCATGCCAGGGCCTGGCAGCCGTCTTTGATGCGGCCGGCATTGATCAATCCCACAGCGCGACTGGCGCAGGTGCTGGGGTTGCCGAAGTTGTGGCCATGGCTGCTCAGGGCGTCAAAAGTGTTCTGGCCCACGTCCTGGTTGGTGATGCAGTCGGCCAGTTGCAGCTGGCCTTTGCTGATTACCAACTGTTCCACCTCGTTGCAGCGGGCGTCCGACCAGTAGTCGCCCACAACCACCGGGTACGGGCTGGTGTGGCGTGTGATGCCCTTGCATACGGTCGGCAAGCCAAGGGCCAGCTTGTCGGCATATACGGTGTTCTGGCCGTTGCCTTCCCAGGTGCCCAGGAACACCACCAGCGTGGAGCTGCACAGCGCAATAGCGCCGGCGGCGATCTTGCCGCGCAGGCTCATGGCTTCACCTTCCAGTCGCGCAACATCTGGCGATACTTGGGAACCAACAGCAGGATCTGCAGAACCATGTAAAGGGCAGTCAGCATGTAGGCGACCGCCGACCAGTCGACCGCTCCCGTCGCTCCAGTTGCCGCTACACCGATCGCAGGCGACGCCTTTGCCAGTGCGATGGCGGTGTCCTGCGCCGCCTGATTCGCGCTCATCGCTGCACTCCTCTCTCGAAAGAAGACTGGCACGGGACGCAACGGGTCTTGCCGCCAAGCGCCTGGCGCGCTGCGGGAATCTCGTTATCACAATCCACGCAGTGGGTAAGGCTCTGGCCCGCTGACTCACGCCGGGCCTGGACCAACTGGGCGTTGATAGCCTGGTCCCGCTGACGTTGTTCCAGGGCTTGGGCGCGATCGAACGGGCAGACCATCAGCTAATGCCCTCGATCTCGGTGGCATCCAGGTACGGCACGCCATTGATGCGGATAAAGTCCGGGCTGGTGACCTCAAAGGGCACCTTGTGCTTGGTCTTCTCGCCGCCCTTAGGGTCAATGCTCAGCAGGCTGGATACCTTCAACTTGCAACCGAATGCTTCAATGCGCAGCTCGTCGTCGCCAGCCTTGGCGAAGAACACCGCGTCGAAGGCGTCCAGCTTGCGAAAGCTGCCGGCAGTGCGGGCCGCTTCAATCAACAGGGCGAAGTTGGTGGAGTCCAGTTCCAGTTCGCCAGCCGCCGCCACGTCGCCGTCAACGTAGCCGTCAGGCACGCCCCGGGTTTGCGCAGTCTTGCTGTTGTCGGTGATATCCAGGGTGCAGCTTTCGACGTGGACCTGCAGATCGCCCAGGTTCACGTCAAAGTTCTTGCCGCCAATACGTGACATGGGGATTTACTCCGAATCGTCGGTGGAAAGGTCCAGGGCAATGTTCGCCGTGAGGTCTTTCGGGCAGTTGTGGGGCTTGAGCTTGATATACGCCTCAACGGCGGTTTTGCTCTTCCAGGTCAGCACGATGTCGCCGTCCTTCGGCGATTCGATCTCACCCGGAAACACCTGGCCGGCGAACTTGACCGACTTGGCCATGCGGCGCAGGGGAGCCATCAACGCGTTGACATTCACGGCCATGCTGTTGGCGGTGTTGTTCAACCGGCGATCGGCCACGCGGCGGATCAACAAGGGGCGAATCTGGCGAGCGGCCTTGTCAGCCAGGCGCAGGTATTCGATCACCAGGTAATCGCTGCCCGGGGTGTCCAGCATGTTGCCGTCCCCCCAGTACACGCCCGGGTAGTCGGGGTAGGTCTGGGCCACCGAGAAACGTGCCTTATCCAACTCCGCACGAATGGCAGACGGCAGCGGTACGCCTTCGGAGTCGACAGGCACAGGGCCAAGCCCCAGCACCGGACCGGTGGCCACACGCATCGGGCTGTCGGCAATGCTGACGGCAGCGTTGGCCAGGCGGCCGGCCAACACGCCCAGGTCATTGCTGTGGAGCTGGGGCACCACCAGCACACGCGGCGCGGCCACGTCGGCGGTGATTGCCTTCTGTTCGGCCAGGTATTGAGACCAGGTGTGCGGCGCGGAAATGCCAGCAGTGGCTGCCATAACAAAGGCGCGGCGGCCGTAGGTGTTGTTCAAGGCAACGGCCGCGTCGTGCATATCCGACAGTGCGGCGCCGGTGGCCACCGGCTCGGTGATCACCACCGCTTCAACTGAAAAACCCTGTTGCTGTGCGGTTTGCAGGGCCGCCTCCCAGTCCCCACCGGGAGCGATCGGCGCGGCCACGCACGCCCAACGGTCGCCACCGTTCAAGCGTGCTGTAGTCACTTGGGTTTTAAGGTCGCTAACCGGCACGCCCAGGGCGGCGTCCAGATCGCTGTCGGTATTAAGTGGGATAAGTTTGCCGATGTTCTTTGGCGCGGGGCCGATGAACAGAAAATAGCGCTCGATCTCAGTCACGGCGCCTTGGCCCAAATTGAGATTGTTAACGCTGACTTTGCCAAGTGCCATGCTGTGCCTCGTTAGCGGGGTGAATTTAGGATTTGTTGGAACACCTGGTTAACCAGGTCGCGTGTTTCGCTTCCGCTCTCCACACCGAGGAACTGACGCTTTGGCAGGGTGATGTCCCAGCTTTGCGCGCCGGTGGACTCGGTTCGTTCGTCGTTCAAAATGCGGATCAGCAGGCCGGCCTTTGCGTAGTTCACATGCTCTTGAATCCAAGCCACTGACGGCCTGGTCAGCGCCTTTTTGCCTTTCTGCCGGACACGAAAACCCAGCCGGCGCAGGCGCTTGGCCTGTTTGTCGGTGCAGGCGATGCCTGGGGGGACTTTGTTCCAGCGGCGCATCTGTGCAGCGGTACGCCGCTCGCTGACGCCGTTGTGTTGCTGGGCTGCGACCCAACGTGTCAGGGCGTTTTTCCAGCCCAACTCAGCTTCGTCCGAGCTGACACGGGTGACCTGCAGCAGTTTGGACAGGCCGGCTTCCATCTTCTTTTTGCCCTTGGCACTGCCCTTGCGCTCAGCGAAGGGCGTACCGTCGGTGTTCTTCTGCTCACGCACGCGCTTGCGGCTCATGGTCCGCACGCGCTTGGTAACGTTGTTGAGCAGTCGCCGGCGCAGTTGGGGCGGCAGCTCAAGCAACGCCAACTGGGCGTCGACATCGAGCAAGCCCCTGACATCGAGGTCGAGCGAGTTAGCGGCCATGGCTGCCCACCTCGCCCTGCTCAGCGACCCACAGATCGAACGGCACGAACGCCCAGGTCTTGCCGAACGCCTCGATCTCGCCGGCAGGATCTTCGGCCAGGTACTGCGGCTCGATAAATTCCAGGGACAGGTCCACGTCGAAGGTGTCCTGATCCAGTGGCTCTACAGAGAACATCGGCGCTGGCAGATCGTGACGGCCGCGATCGGAATCGTGGGTTTCCAGCCAACTGCCCACCAGGGCCATCAGCCTGGCCGGGTGGTCGGCGAAACGTTCCAGGGAGAACACCGCGCGATAGCGCATGTCGGCCATGTGCAGGCCATCGCGGTCGGGCTTCCAGATCAGCTCAAGGCTGACCTGTTCGGTCCAGCTGTCGAACTGCTCCGGCGCCACGAGGTTGCGGGCCATCAGGTAGGCGGTGAGCGCCTGCAGCTGGATCACAGTAGCGCCGCCGTGATGCGGCCACGTCCCTGCAGGGCGCGCACAGCCTGCTGACTGAAAGCCAGGAAGGTTTCGGCACGCTCGGGCGCTTCCTTGCCGGTGTTTTCGGCGCTTTCGCGGCGGGTGACGGTGGCGAACTGCGGCAGCAAGCTGCCCTTAGCGCGGCAGTACACCGCGCGCTTGTACAGCTTCACCTGGAAGGTACGTTCCGGCAGCAGCGTGGAATCCGCGGAATCGACACGCGCAATGCCGTGGGCTTTCCAGCGGGCTTTGCACTTGGCCAGGTCCGTATTGACCTCGACCATGGCGGTGTTCAAGGCGTCGGCCAGCAGCTCTAACAGGTACTCCGCCGGCAGGCGTTGTTCCTTCTGGAATTCAGACACAGAGAGGTCTGGCCAGAAGCCATCGTTCTCGATCGCCAGTTCCACCAGGGTGGTGGGTTTACCTGAAAAGCTCATGCTGACCGCTCAAATAGGGCGGGGAGCCTATTTTCAGTGGGACGATCCATAAATGGGCGGCTCACTTCCACAGGTCCCCGCTGGGGGGGGTAGTCGTTATTCGGTGGCCGGGGTATCAGCCGCTTGTTTTTCCAGGGCCTTGCGGATCCTTTTGATACGGGTGTCGTTGCCGGCTTGGGCGTACAGCTCCGTCGAGCGCTCCAGGTGCTTGAGCGCGGTTTCCCACTGCTCGGCCTCCATGGCGCGTATGCCGATCAACTTGTGGTACTTGCTCGGGATCTGCTCCGTCAGTTGCCACTCACCGTCAACCAGCGGCAGCAGGTCAGAGAGGTAAGGCTCCGGGCTGCGATTGGCTTTGTATTCGGCGTAGGCCCACTCACACACGGCGTCAGCGACAAAGGTCTGGATGTCCCGGCGCTTGAAGCGCTCCGGCATCTGCTGGCCCTGCTCAATCAGGACGTCGGCCAGCTCCAAGGCGTCTTCGAACTGGGCGGTGTCGAACAGCCAGACCAACACCTGCACCGCGACACGATTGGGAAAGACCAACCCCGACTCGCAATAGCGCTGCACGTATTCCTGGTACTTGGGCAGCAGCTCGTCGCGCTTAAGCGTCTGGCGCCCAGCCAGGCCGTTGATCGCACTGATACGCGCCAGGTCTTGGTCTAATGCAGCTTCCTGCAGCAGTAGATGCTTGCGCGCATTGGCCGGGCTGGTCAGGGCTTCCGCCGGCGAGTAAGGAAGTGCTGCGGAGGCGGCAGCCGCTACAACGGAGGCGCCTCCCAGGGCGATGGTGCGGCGCTTGTGCGCCAGGGCCAGACTCACGCCACAAGCTCCACGTTTTCGGTCATGGCGAACTTTTCCAGCTGCTCGATCACATAACCTTCATTGCGGCTGTTGTAGTCCTCAACGCGGGAGCGCTTTGGATTGTCGACGGTCTGCTTGCGCCAGCTGGAGTCCTGGAAGTAGATCGACAGGTTGTCCCAACTGGTGACGACCACACCGTTTACCGGGAAGAACGGCACGCTAAAGCTCGGCAGGCCGCCGTATGTGGCGATTACCTGGGCTTCTTCGATGCGCTCTTTTTCGGTCGGGGTGTCGCCCTGCTTCGAATACAGCTTGGCCTTGTCGGCAGCCAGCAGGTCGGTGCCGATGATCGCGATCAGGTCGCCGGCATCGCGCAGACGTTCGTCCACAAGTTGTTTGGTGTCGTGCACCAGGGCATCGAGGTTGGCATAGTCGCCACCTGCGCCGAGGGTTACCTTGCCGGCGACCTTGCCTTCCTTGAGTACCTGGGCCGGGATCTGCTCACGGGCCTGTTGCAGCCAGCCTTTGTTGACGTCCTGCAGCATCGGGTATTGATTGATGTCGGTCTGCGGGGCAGCGTGGATGCCGTGGAAGCCGACCATGATGCGGTCCAGCGCGATTTGCTTTTGTACAGCGGCGGAATAGCGCTGATGGAAGTCCGGGAACTTGGCCCAGGCGTCGATCTTGGCGTACGGCAAGCCCACATCGGACTCGGTGGAAGACAGTTCGTAGGTGGACTGATCCAGCGACGATGCATCTTTGGCTTCACGGTCCTTGGTACTAGTGTTGGTTCGACCAGTAACCGGACCCGATACGCCGATGAAGACTTTCTGGCCTTTGATCTCGCTGACCGGAATGACGTTGATCCGCTCCAGGAAGTCGGACTTTGCCGTGATGGCGTCGTTCAGCTCCTGGGCAATGGTGGGATCGACGCTGAACATCTTGGTGGCCAGGTCGACGCCGTAGCTTTCCGCGATGGCCAGCTGCAGTTCCGCAAACATTTGGGCGCCGAAAGCGCTCAGGGAGTAGGCCATGTCAGAGTACCCGCTTCTTGGCTGGGTTTACCGGGCCTGGGTTGCGCGGCAACTGGCGACCGGCGGAGGTGTTCTGCAATGCGCTGAATTGCTGTTCCAGCTTTTTCAGGCTTGCCAAAACGGCCTTGTTGGACGCGCCACCGTTACGGCGGAATTCACGCTCCTGCTCGGCAGTGGTGACGATGTCGTCCACGGCCGTGCTGACATCATCGATCAGGTCCTGGTCAGGCTCAGGGGCATCTGCGGCGGCCGGCTCAATGACAGCTTGAAGGCCGGCAGCGACAACCAGCAGCTGCGCTACCAGGGCCGTCAAAGCCGTTGCTGTAGCTTCATCCATTAGGGGTTTGCTCTCTGTTTGGGGTTGGGTGGTTTCGGCGGGCAGCACATCGGCGGCGAAACGCTTGAAAAAGCCGGTCAGGGCATTGATCAGTCCGGTTTCGGCACTGGCCTGGCTGTCGTCCTGCAGGCGGCCGAGTTCGACCGAGGCGGCGTAATACGAAGCGCGGGTGTTCTTGTGGGAAAAGTAGAGTTCCTGGGTGCCCACACTGGCCGGCTGATCGGTGACGCCCATGCCAGTGAGGTAGGCTTTGCCCTTGCCACGGAAGTCCGGAGTGATCTCGATGCTGGTGAACAGCTTCTGGCCCTGGTCATTCAGATACAGCAGGCGGTCGTTGGGCTTCAATTGCGCTTCCAACGCTACTTCGCCCGGCTCCAGGTCTTCGGCTTCCTCCACCAGGCGCACCGCGTAGACGGTGCCGTGGGAGCCGGGCCAACGCTCGTGATCGCACCAGATCACGGCGGTGTAGAAAGACGGCTTGTAGGTTTCAGCGATATCGCGCAGTTCCTGGGGAAGGATCACGCGCCCATCAACGGTGGCGCCGCTGGTGGCGACACGTTTCCAGAACGAAACAAGGGAACGGGGCATGGGTTTAACTGCGCTCAATCGGTTGAATGAGCCGCCAAGATAGGGAGCCGCCAAGCCCTAAACAAACGGTTCAAATGCGCGTTTCTCCTATATTCGAGATATAGGAGAAACTCGGAATTTAACCCCGCGTTTCCAGCGTTTTCGCCGCATAGACTGCGGCCCATGTACTACTCGACCGAAGTTAAAGAAGCCGCCAAACGCCTGTTTCTGCGCCGCTGTAAGGCCAAGGAAATTCAGGCGCAGCTCAACCTGCCCAACATCCGGATCGTCTACTACTGGATCCGCCAGGGCGGGTGGGAAGACATGCTGTCGGACGAAGAACCGCTGACTGCCGTCGGCCGGCGAATCACCCTGCTCCTGGACAAAGTCGGCAGCCTGTCCAAAGACGATCTGAACGAACTAGACCGACTGACCGTTGTTCGCGAACGACTGCTGAAACAAGCGGCTAAGCCCGCACCGGTGGCGCCATCGAACGACGACGACCAGGGCGAGCCCCAGGAACCACGCAAACGCTCGCGTGGCGAACGCTCCAGCCGTAGCGAAGGCGGCGACAGGAAAAAGGAAAAGAAGGCCAAGAACGACATCAGCAGGCTGACCGAAGTCGACTTCCTGGATAAGTTCATCAGCAAGATGTACCAGTATCAGCAGGAGTTGTTTGCAGCCAAGCAAAACCCGCTGACGAGCCGGATCCGCAACATCCTCAAAAGTCGCCAAGTCGGCCTGACCTATTACTTCGCCGGCGAAGCGTTCATGGATGCGGTGCTGACTGGCGACAACCAGGTGTTCCTGTCGGCCAGCCGCTCGCAGTCGGAGATTTTCCGCAGCTACATCATCCAGTTCGCCAAACAGTGGTTCGACATCGAGCTGACCGGCAACCCGATCACGCTCAGCAACGGCGCCGAACTGCGCTTCCTGTCGACCAACAGCAGCACCGCCCAGGGCTACCATGGCCATGTGTACGTGGATGAGTACTTCTGGATCCGCGACTTCGAAAAACTCAGCACCGTGGCCAGCGCCATGGGCACCCACAAGAAGTGGCGCAAAACCTACTTCTCGACGCCCAGCGCAGTGTCGCATCAGGCGTATCCGTTCTGGTCGGGCGAGGAATTCCGTAACAGCAAACGAGGCAAGAAAGCCGGCGGCACCTGGCCCACCGGGGCGTCCTACACCCAGGGTGCCCTGTGCCCCGATGGCCAATGGCGCAAGACCATCACCATCCAGGATGCGATCGATGGCGGCTGCGATCTGTTCGACCTGGAGCAACTGCAGCTGGAGTACGACGAAGACAAATTCCAGCAGCTGTTCTACTGCAAGTTCATCGACAGCAGCCAGAGCGCCTTCGGGCTCAAGGATCTGGAACGGTGCTATTCCGATCTGTCGTTGTGGGAGGACTACAACCCGGAACTGGATCGCCCTTTCGGCAACAGCCCGGTGTGGCTTGGCTACGATCCCAGCCGCACCCGCGACGACGCCACGTGCGTGGTGGTCGCCCCGCCGCTGGAACCTGGGGCGAAATTCCGCATCCTGGAAAAGCACAGCTGGCGGGGGCATTCGTTCAACTACCAGGCCGCCCAGGTCAAGAAGCTCACCGAGCGTTTCAACGTCCAGCACATCGGTATCGACATCACCGGCGTGGGCTATGGCGTGTTCGACCTGGTGCGCGACTTTTACCCGAAAGCCACGCCGATCCATTACAGCCTTGAGACCAAAAACCTGCTGGTCCTCAAGGCCCAGGACACGATCCAGGGAAGCCGCATCGAATGGGACGCCGGCTGGACCGACATCGCCCAGGCGTTCCTGACCATTAAGCGCGGCACCACCACCAGCGGCCAGGTCACCTACAGCGCTTCGCGCACCGACGCCACCGGCCACGCCGACATCGCCTGGTCAATCATGCACGCCCTATTCAATGAACCCCTCAACACCAACAAGCGGCGCCGTAGCCGCTATGTCACGAGCGGAACCAATGCCCAAGCCACGATACAAAAAACCCCAAACCAACCAACAGGCGCGACAGCCGCAGCCCATGCGGGCGTTCACCTTCGGGGAACCCGAACAGGTGCTGTCCGGCAACATCGGCGAGTACCTGGGGGTGTTCCTCAGCGACGACGGCGAGATCTACAAGCCGCCCGTGTCGCGGGCGGGCCTGGCCAAGCTGCTGCGTGCCAACGCGCACCACGGCGCCATTCCCAAGTTCAAACGCAACCTGCTGCTGCGTGAATTCATCCCGTCCGAGGGCTGCAGCACGCAGACCATGGGCCGGGCCAGCCTCGACTACATGGTGTTTGGCGAAGCGTATTTCTATCGCGATACCAACGCCTTCGGCGAGGTGCTGGAAATGCAGCACCTGCCGGCCATCAACATGCGCGTGAAGGTCGACGGCGGATTCAGGATGCTGCTGCCCGACAGCAAGTTTATGGACTTCGACCAGGACGAAATCGAACACGTCCTGGACTATGACGTGGAACAGAACATCTACGGCGTGCCCGATTACCTGGGCGGACTGCAGGCGCTACTTCTCAACGAAGCGGCGACCCTGTTCCGCCGGCGCTACTACAGCAACGGTGCGCACGCGGGTTACATCTTCTACACCAACGACCCGGACCTGACCGAGGAAGACGAAGACAACCTGCGCGCCCAGATCAGTGCAAGCAAGGGCGTGGGCAACTTCCGCTCGATGTTCGTCAACATCCCCAATGGTAAGGAAAACGCGATCCAGATCATTCCCGTGGGGGACTTCCAGGCCAAGGACGAGCTGGAGAAGGTGAAGAACATCACCCGTAACGACGTGATCGCCGCTTGGCGAATGAACCCTGCCCTGGCCGGGATCATCCCGGAGAACAACGGGGGGTTTGGCGACATTGAGAAGATCGATCGCGTGTACACGAGCAATGAGATCAGGCCGATTTGCCAACTGTTCAACCAACTGAATGACACACTGCGACAAGACAGGAAAATATCCTGGCAGGGAAACAAAATTATAGTCGATAACGCTGTACAACCGTCTTAAAGCAGCTATTGCCACTACAAATTATGGCAAAATAGTGGCTATTGGCTGCCCTGGGGAGGGACACAATGAGAGTTGTATGCAAGTGCGGGAACAAGGGCCGGATTGCTTCACGGGAAGAGCTATCGCGGGATTTCGCCAAGCTCTATTGCCAGTGCCTTGACGCAACGTGCGGCCACACTTGGGTGGCAAATTTGACGTTTTCGCACACGCTCAGTCCCTCCGCTCAATCCTATGAAAGAATGCTGCTTGATCGTTTGAGGGATATGCCCAGGGCAAAACAGCGGGAGCTGTTCGATCAACTCGGCGCTGCTTAATTTGATGGAAAAGCGCCGATCACAAAGGGCCGGCGCAAACTTTTAGCGTTAGGACAAATCGATCACTGGATGTCAGAAGGTTCAGCCAGGAATCCGGCGATGCGTCTTACTTGATCACGGTCTTTTTCAGATATCTGACGGTACAGCTTGATGAGACGAACTTCCAAATTCGTCAGTTCCAACCATTCACAACCATCTGAGTCACGATAGCTGCCTTCCAATTTCTTGCGATCCAACATGCGTACTGCTCCGTTTTGCAATTGCTGAACCGACTGTATTGGGCAGCGATACCCACTCAGGCGCACCAATTTCATCGAAGTTACGCATTTTGTTACAACTTAACTGGACTGCTCATCGGCCTCCGCGGCCATGGACTTGACGATCCTCCGCACAGTTTTTTGATCATCAGGGGGTAGGCGCCTGAACTGCTCGACCAGATCCGCTTCTGCAGGATCAAGTCCCTGACCAGGTGGCGGGGATCGATGCCCGGAAAGTACATAACCCGCGTCAACCTTGTGCTCCGTCAATGCGGACACATAACGCAAATCCAGCGAATTGGCACCTAACTCATAATTTTTTTGAGTACCACGGCTGACCCCTAACAACGTCCCAAAATCCGTTTGATTCAAACCTAAGCGCTCGCGCTCCTCTCTTAGGCGATCACCTACTCCGTCAGCTATGAGCATTTTTTTATTCACCACACTTGACCTGATCAAATATTTGACCAAGAATCGCCACAGACAAACAGAAACAACCACAAACAAACAGAGTAGACATGATGCCCGCCACCGTTACACCCGAGCAAGCCCGGGCCGCTCTTGATCACAAGGGAGTGAGCATCGCGGAGTTCAGCCGTCAGCACGGTCTGAATAAAAATTTAGTCAGCGACCTATTGAACGGTCGGCTCAAAGGTCGCCGGGGGGAGGCACATCGCGCCGCCGTGTTACTCGGTATCAAAGACGGCGTAATCGCACAGTAATGGCCAGCTCACTGAGGGAACAGCAGAAGATGGAAAGCCAGGTTCTAAAAACACGCCGCGAAGTAGTAAGCGCAATTATCTGCACCTTCGAAGGTGGCCGAGAGTGCGCCGCTGCCAAGATCGGTCTGCCGCTCAAGAAGTTTGATAACCATGCATATGAGAACAACAACTGCCGTCCTTTGACGGATACGCAGATCTTCCTGCTGGAGCAAGTCACCGGCACCCAACACTTTCCCAACTACGTGGCGGCGATGTATGGCGGCATGTTCGTGCCCGTGACCCACCCCGAGAACCTGGACAACGTAGAGATGTATGCGCGGGCTATGCAGAGTTCGGCCAAGCAGGGAACGGTCGATCAAGCCATTGCTCAGGCGCTCGATGACGGTGTCATCACCGACGCAGAGGCGGAGTTGATACAGAACGCCCACACCCTGCACATGGCTGCACGGACTGCCGAAGTCTATGCAGCAATCGATCTGTACCGCGCCAAATCAGGGAAAGCAAAATGAATGTTCAAACCAATACCCTGGACTATCAGGAATGCATGCAGAACGCCGCACTGGCATTCCTTGAACGTCATCAAGCCGAACACCTGGGCGACCTGTCGACGCTTCTCAACAGGACCATTCAACACCTGGTTACCAGCCTCGACGTAACGGAATCGGTTGCAATCAAATTGGTCTCCCTTGCCCACACTGAGTTGGTGGAAATCGCCTTTCGCCAGCGCCTCGATCTGGATTACAGCAGCGACACCGTCGTGGTGATCAAGGATCCAATCAAAGGATTTTGCTGGTCCGTACCCGTCAGCCTCATCTATGAACGCATCCTGAACGCCCCTGACAACGTGCGTTTGCGCTCCGCCAACTCGTAACACCCAATCCAACCAATCGCCGGCCCCACGTCCCGTGGGTTTGGGTGAGCTGCGCCTGAAATCGAGGTTTAACGATGACAAACGCCGTAATTGTCACCACCCAACTGCCACCGGCCGAGGCCGAAGCGTTGCTGGCCAACCTGCGCGAACAGTATCGCTTGAGCCTCAACGAGCACTGGTATGACGACCAGTTCCGCTTTGTTGCGGATGGTCTGCGCCACGGCGCAATCCTCGCCCATGTCCCGGTAATGGCTGCGCAAAAACGCCTGATGGCAGCCCTGTCCCACAGCCTCAAAGCAGTGAAGTAACCCATGAAAGAAGATCTTCGCCACGACGTGTTGCAACGCCTTCAGTCCGACTTCGGGCTCAAGCACCGCACGGGCACCGACTACATGCGCGGCGGCACCTGCCCAAAGTGCAAAAAGAAAGAGCTGTACTCCCGCTTTGATACGCCATGGATGGTGATTTGTGGTCGCCCTGAAAAGTGTGGCCACACCCTGCACGTGAAAGAGCTGTACGACGATCTGTTTGAAGATTGGAGCAAACGTGCGCCGGCGACAGACCAACATCCCAACGCCACCGCACGCGCTTACCTGGAGTTCGCCCGGGGCTTTCGGTTTGAGCTGATTCAGGGATGGTTCACCCAGGAAACGTTCTATTCCATTGAGCACAACGCCGGCAGCGCCACTGTGCGGTTCGCCCTGGAGAAAGGTGGGTGGTGGGAACGCCTGATCGATCAGCCGCACCGCTTCGGCAAGATGAAGGCCCGCTTCAAATCCAAGGACAGCTATCGCGGCGTCTGGTGGTGCCCGCCCTGCGTCGATCTGCTAGAAGCCAAGGAGATCTGGATTGTCGAAGGGATCTTCGACGCCATCGCCTTGGTGCACAACGACATCGCGGCCGTGTCTGCAATGTCCTCCAACGCCTTCCCTGGGGACTCGCTCAAGGCACTGATTAAAACCCGGGAAGGCGGCAAGCTGCCCAAGCTGGTTTGGGCTTTGGATAACGAGCCAAGCGCAAACGCCTACACCAGGCGCTGGGTCCGCGAAGCACGTACCCTGGGCTTCGTCTGCGAGTCAGCGCAGATCCCGCAACGCGACGGTCGCAAGTCAGATTGGAACGACCTTCATCAACGCTGGACCTTCATCCAGGACGAAACCAAGCGCGCCGACCAGATCGCGACCGACCTAAAGCAGGCCCGCCACCAGGGCGCTCTGCTGCTGGCCGAGAGCGCGGCGGAAAAAGCTTTGCTCATGTACGACTGGAACAAGCGCGGGGAATTTCACCTGGGCTTCGGGAACCGCCTGTACTGGTTCAAGTTGGACATGGAGAAATTCAACCGAGCCATGTCCGACATCGAGGACAGCGAGAACCACGACGATCAGCTGCTGAACCAGGCGCAACAGCGCGAAAAAGCGCTGCAGCAGTCCGGCAGCGTCGTGGAGATCGCCAACTGCTACCCCCAGGCGCTGTATTTCCAGCGTAACGAGGTAACAGACGAGTCCTGGTACTACATGCGTGTGGACTTCCCCCATGACTCCGAAAGCGTGAAAAACACCTTCACCAGCGGCCAGCTTTCGGCCGCAAGCGAGTTCAAAAAGCGACTGCTCGGCATGGCGGCAGGTGCCATGTTCACAGGCAGTGGCCAGCAACTCGACAAGCTCATGAAAGACCAGCTGTTCGGCATCAAAACCGTCTCAACGATCGACTACGTGGGCTACAGCAAGGAGTACGCCTGCTACGTCTACGGTGACATCGCGATCAAGGACGGCACCACCTACAAGGTCAACAGCGAAGACTATTTCGAGTTCGGCAAACTGCGCCTGAAAACCCTACAGAAAGGCGTCCCGATCAAGTTGCAGCGCGAAGCAAAGGGCTATGACGAGAAGTGGGTGCAATTGCTGTGGACCTGCTTCGGCGCCCAGGGCTTCGTCGCGTTGGTGTTCTTCTTTGGCTCGCTGTACTGCGAACAGATCCGCGCCCGCTACCAGTCCTTCCCGTTCCTGGAAGCCACCGGTGAGGCCGGCGCCGGCAAAACCACCCTCTTGAACCTGCTGTGGAAACTACTCGGCCGCGAAGGCTATGAAGGATTTGACCCTATGAAATCCACCAAGGCTGGGCGCTCTCGCCTGATGGGCCAGGTCTCCGGCATGCCAGTGGTGTTCCTGGAAGCGGATCGCCACGGCGATGATCGGGCGCACGCTAAAACCTTCGAATGGGACGAGCTGAAAGACTTCTACGGCGGCGGCACCTTGGCAACCAAAGGCGTCAAGACGGCCGGCAACGAAACGTATGAACCTCCATTCAGGGGAACAATCGCAATCAGCCAGAACGCGGCCGTGGTCGCCCACGAAGCGATCATGACGCGGATTGTGAAGTTGCACTTTGTACGCCCGACCGTCACGCCGGAAAGCCGTGCTGCTGCTGATCAACTCAACGCCCTGGAGGGCGGCACCCTCAGCCACTTCCTGTTGCGGGCCGTGGGCAAGGAATCCGCAGTGCTTGAGCTGTTCGCCCAACGTATGCCCGAACACGAATCGAAGCTGCGCCGTTTGCACACCCATTGCTTCGCCTGCAGCACGGCCTATGCCAGTGACCAGGGCAACTGCACCAGTTGCGGCTATGACCTGCGCGGCTACATCCGCGTGGAGCGCATCAGCAAAAACCACGCGCAAATGCTCTCGCTACTGGACGGCATTCGCCTGGTACTGAAATTGAGTGACCCCCAGGTCGCCGCCACACAGCGTCAGATCGTGCGGATGGCCATCGAGCGCCAGGCGTCGATCAGTTCCGACCATGCAGCCGTGGCCGAGTTTTGGGAGGTTTACGACTACCTAGAATCCTTGAGCGAAGACCCTGTGGTCGACCACAGCAGCGACCCCACCGTGATCGCTATCAACCTCAACGAATTCTGCGAGCGCGCCGCCGAACACAAACAGAAGCTGGCCGACGTAGCCACGTTGCGCGACCTGCTCAAAGAGTCCCGTTCCCGCAAGTTTCTGGACAGTAACAAGGCAGTACACAGCGCTGTACGTGCTGCGTTCAACGGCCGTAACCCGTGTTCCCCCCCCCGGCCGACCACAGTGAAGTGCTGGACATTCAAGGCGTAAAGGAGAGCAAGATCGATGCAGATCCAAGTATTTATGGGCAATGCCGGCGACGGCAAAACAAGCAAGCTGCAGTCCGTGCAGGACCGCCTGGAATTCACCGGCGAGAGCGCGCCGATCATCCAGGCAGGTGCATATGGGGAGGATGGTTTGTTGGAGATCCTGGAAGTCCGGGCAGCCGGTGGCCAGCGCGAAATCCTGGTGGACGACTGCAGCAGGCAACAAATTTTGAGGGTGTTGGAGTGGCAATCATGCGTTGAGCATGAGCCGGATTTTGACGGCCTGGTGATCCACCTGGCCCGTAAGGACTGACCTTAAAAGAAGCAGTGTCGAGGAGTTGCAGCTCCCCGACACCTAACCGCAACAGAGGGCTATACCATGCAAGCACAGAACCTAAGCAGCAGCAGCGCGAAGGCTACCACACCGGCACGCCACCTGGTGGCCACCGCGATTATCGGCGCGGCCGTCATAGGCTACCTGGTGCACAAAACCCCCGAATCACGAACCCGCCTCGAAAGTCTCAGCCAGATGGCCAACACCCTGGGCGAACTGAGCGAAACGGATGCAGCGGTGGTTGCCGAATTGCTCGCAAACCCAGGAACCCGGGGTGAAGCGCGCAATGTCTGACAGTCCTGCAGCAACACCAGCACGGCGCTTCCCCTGGAACATTGACTACACCAGCCTTTGCGATCAGTGCGGCAGGTGGCGCGCCCAAGGTAACCATGACAAGTGCAGCCAGCGGCGCCAGTTGCAGAACGCCCATCTACGCAACCAGAAGCCGAAGTCATAAGCCGCGTCCACCAGAAGATGCGCTTCTAGATACTTGGCCCGGAAACGGGCCTTTTTGTTTCCGATCGTCAGACTGTCGATACACAAGCACAGCGTTAGGGGTTTACATGAGTGGGGTCGAAGCTCGCGGGAAATCCGTGAGAATCTATTTTCAATACAACGGGGAGAGATGCCGGGAGACAATCCCGGGAGGCAACACTCCGGCCAACGTGGCCCAGGCTAAGCGCATGGTCGAAATCATCGAGTACGAGATTCAGACCGGCACCTTCGATTACGCACGGCACTTCCCCAACTCGGCCAAGCTGGTGGAAAACACGTTCGGCCACTACTTGGACCTCTGGTTAAAGATCAAAGCCAACAGTGTGGCAGCGTCCAGCTATCGGGGTTATGCCAACAAGGCAGAGGTTCATGTCAGGCCACGCTGGGGGAAAGTACAGATCCACAATATCGACCATCTGGATCTGCAGGAATGGATACAGGTAACCCTGTCGAAAACGCTCAAAAACAAGACCATCCGCGACATCATCAGTAACGTGCGCCAGGTGTTCAGGCTGTATCGCACCAGGATGAAAGTGGCGCATGACCCGACCGAGGGTTTGATGGTGCGCCTGCCAGATCCCGAAGCACCGGATCCGTTCACCCGGGCGGAAATCAAACAGATCCTGGAAACACACACCAACCGCACGCAAGAACTGCTGATGGTTCAGTTCATGATATGGGCCGGCCCCCGGGTTTCCGAGACCATCGCCCTGGCCTGGGAGGATGTCGACCTGGAGCAAGGCACGGTGACGTTCCGTCGATCCAAGGTGCGCGGGGCTTATCGGGTGACGAAAACCCGTCGATCGACGCGCAAGGTTCGCTTGCTCGCCCCGGCCTGGGATGCGTTAAAGAAGATCGATGCGCTCAATAAAAAAAAGAAGGCGGAAACCGTTGATATTGTCGAACGGGACAACAAGACGGTACGGCAGCACAAGCTGCACTTTGTCTTCTTGAATACGAAAAGCGGTTTGCCTCACGTCAGCGACTTCGTGGTTAGGGATAGATTTTTCAAGGCTCACTTGCTCGCGGCAGGGGTTCGCTATCGTGGGCCAGGCCAGTGCCGGCATACGTATGCCAGTCAGCTACTGACCACAGGAATAGCGTCGATAGACTGGATCGCGGAACAGATGGGGCATACGAACGGGAATATGATCCGTCAGCACTATGGGACGTGGATTAATGAGGATGGGCCAGATGTTGTGGGGATGCTACAACTGGCCCTTAAGCTATAAAAGTTTCGCGACCTAAAGCCCGCCGTTAGGCCTCAGAGGGGTCAGTACCGAAGATCACTACTTACGCTGTTCTGACCCGTGGCGCACCCATCCAATCAAAAGAGACGGTGCGCCAGTCACAAGCAGTAGCCCACCGCCGCAAACCCCTACAAACCAATATATGAAAACGCCCCCTAGAAAAGAATCCAACATGCGCTCGTATTTGGATTCATCTGCGATGGACTGAGCCAACGCATTTAAGGGGTCATCCTCCTGTGATGTTTGGAATTGGGGAGCGAAATCTAGGAACTCCGAATAAGCGGGTCGGGGACGACTATCGTAGTACTCCCACTGCAATACATATGTGACGGCCATGATCAGCGCCAGTACTAACAGCAAAGCGCCTATGCGCTTAGATGGTGTATTGAGATTCATAAGCCCTCCTATCAGTTGGCCATCACATGGTAGCCGCTACGTGTCCCTGGCACCCCGAAAACGCAGCATCTGTCCCAAATCTGTCCCATATGGCCATTTTTCAGACGCCAAAAACCACAAACCCCCGACTTTCTCTAGGAAAATCAGGGGCTTGCGTTTTAAGAATGTGGCGGTGAAGGAGAGATTCGAACTCTCGATACAATTTCTTGTATACACACTTTCCAGGCGTGCTCCTTAAGCCACTCGGACACTTCACCGTATCTCGTCAAACCAGTTCAGTCTGTCGAGGCGCGCTAATGTAGTCGAAAGCCTTTCTGATGGCAAAGGTTTTTTTCAGAATATTCATGCGGTTAGCAGGTTATCCCGTTCCTCACCCGGCAAGGGGCGGTGATTGTGCCATTCTCAGGCATCGGCGATGTGCGTCTGGGACGGTGATTGCGCCCTGCCCCGGGCATTCCAGCACGCCTTGAGAGGGCGAAAGCCTGACTGGCCAGTCAGTCACAGCGCTTTACCGAGGCGGGCGTGGTGGGTAACGTCTGCTGCATACTTCTATAACAAGTCCTACAAGGAACCGCGTCATGAGTGAGTTGATTGCCTACCACCTCGAAGACGGTATCGCGACCCTGACCTTGAGCAACGGCAAGGTGAATGCCATTTCTCCTGCAGTGGTCAGTGCATTTAATGAAGCGCTGGACCAGGCTGAGAAGGACCGGGCGGTGGTGGTGATCACTGGCACGCCAGGGATTCTGTCGGGTGGTTATGATTTGAAGGTTATGACCGCCGGCCCTAAAGAGGCGATCGGCCTGGTGACGTCTGGTTCGACGTTGGCGCGTCGCCTGTTGTCGCACCCGTTCCCGGTGATTGTGGCGTGCCCTGGGCATGCGGTGGCCAAAGGGGCGTTCCTGCTGTTGTCGGCCGATTACCGGATTGGCGTGGAAGGCCCGTTCAGCATTGGCCTTAACGAAGTAGCGATTGGCATGACCATGCACCATGCCGGTATCGAGTTGGCGCGGGATCGTCTGCGCAAGTCGGCATTCCACCGGTCGGTGATCAATGCCGAGATGTTCGACCCACAGGGCGCCTTGCAAGCGGGTTTCCTCGACAAGGTGGTGGCACCGGAGGAATTGCATGCCGCCGCAATGGAAGCCGCGCGTCAGTTGAAGAAGATCAATATGAACGCCCACAAGCACACCAAGTTAAAAGTGCGCAAGGAACTGCTGGAAGCCCTGGACGACGCCATCATTCAGGACCAGGGGCACATTCTGAGTTAA